TGCTGGTTTACATCGCAGGTTGAACTGTTTACCGAATATGATGAACCTGAATTACTAGCGTTTATAGAAAACTGGAATAAATTATACCAAACTAGAAAGACAAGGAATTTTAATGCTTAATTTAGACGAGAAGAAAATCAGAAAAGGTAAACCTATTGGATTACCGTACCAAGGAAGCAAGAAAAAGATAAGCAAGAAAATAGTTGAAATTATCAAACAGAACTTTGGCACAGACAGGCCGATTTATGACATCTTCGGAGGTGGTGGAGCAATTACAGCCGAATGTATTTTAAATGGCTTAGAAGTGCATTATAACGACTTAGATAAGGATATAACCAACGCATTTGAACGAGTTATATCACAAGACCGTGAGTGGATAAAAACGCTAATTATTTCACGTGATGAGTTCTTCGAGATTAAAGAGAAAGAAAACAAGACGACAGATGAATTTTTGAAGTTGCTAGTCAATTCTTTTGGCAATAATAAGAAGACTTATTTATATTCTAAAGAAACTTCAGATTTGAGATATAATCTAGCTAAAGAAATTATTGAAAAGCATGACGTTTTTAGCGGTTATAAACAGACAGAAACGTATAAGAAAGTTACTTCTGGGGAAGAGTGGAATTGGTTTAACGAGAAACAAGAAAAGCATAAAATTTTACAACAACTTGGACGACTCCAACAACTCGAACAACTCCAACAACTTGACGAAGTAAAAGCAACGAATAAAAGTTATTATGATTTTAGTGAAATTTCTGGAGCTATATTATATCTTGATCCACCTTATGAGGGAACTTCCCAAGATAGTTATATCAATCCATTCGATAGTCAAGAGTTTTACGACTGGGCATTTGAAATGTCTAAAACTAATATCGTTATCATTTCAAGTTATTCAATTTCTGACGAACGCTTTGAAGCTGTATATTCTTTTGATAAAGCACGCGGAACTTTCCAAGGCGGAAAAAGAAATGATAAATGTGAGAAATTATTCATGGTTAAAAACAGTTAATGTTTGACAAAGTAAAAGTAATTTGATAGAATGTAATTATGAAAGAGGTGCAGAGATGACAACTGAAGAAATAGTACAAAACTATCAAGTGAAATTGTTAAAGATTATATTTAAAGAAATTGATAGCCTGATGAAGAAAAAAGAAAAGGCTGATATCAACGCACAAAAACTTGCTGAAAATGGGTACTCTGTGAGAACGTCAGCGCACTGGAAGTCATTAGGAAATGCAGAGTTTTACATTAAAGAGATGTATGCAAAGTTTAGCGCCTTAGCTGAAATTGATAGACTATTCCATTGGTCAAGTCGTTTACATCAAGAACAATTGCAATTTGTCAGCAAATATCCTAAAGTAATGGAAAAATACAGAAAATCAAATTAAGGAGAACAAAATGAAAGATACAGTAAAAACTTTAATGATAGTTGCAGGTGTCGGCTTTACACTTATCGCTATCACTTGGATAGGTATGATAGCCACGTTGCTTATTGCATGGATTGGAGGTAACATCTAATGAATTTTAAAGAAAATAAGCACTATGCTAATAAATACGGTGTAGAACTTAACGAATACTTGAAACATAATTTTAACTACGAAGAGCTTGTAGGGTGGTATACAATGCAGGTATTGAAGTATCTAGTGAGAGCTGGCAAGAAAGATGGTGAAAGCTACGACAAAGACTATAAAAAAGCCTTAGACTATGCCAAAGAGCTAGCTAACTTAAGTAACGAGAATGAGCTTACAGAGTACACTACTGACGATATTATGGGCTTTATACAAGAACTAGCTGATGATTTCAAACAATGGAAAGGCGAATAAAATGACAGAAAAAATTATTATCTCTAAAGAGTTGAACGAATGGTTAGAAGAACATCAAACATTAGATACTGATGATACAATATATAGTAAACGTTTTGGCAGAGAAATTTTCGACAAATTGTATGAAGAAGTAGAAGTTAGCGATACAGAGAAGTATGAAAATATTTTAGAAGTATTTGGCGTTAGTGGGTATACTAAAGCAGTTCACTTATGGTTATTGTTGAACCGTGATAAATGGGAAGTAGAAGAAGATGAGTTATTTTATATCTGTATTCCGGAGCCTCATGATAGAAACGGCTATTTGGCAAAAGATATTGGACTTGAATTTTTCCTTAAAGTGCCTAACCAAAAACGTTATAAATGGACACAAGAAGAAATTGATAAACATGAAGTAGCTAAACATCTAGAATACTTCAAAAAGAAAGTAGAAAAATAAAAGTTATAAATAATAGTTCATGCTTGACAGTGTGAACTTTTTTTGTTATTATAGTCTTATAGAAAGGGGATTAAACAATGGCAACGCAAAAAGCTATAAAGGTAGTAGCTTATAACCCTACGACGGAAGAAGAACTACACTTTAGCTGTAAGGCTCAATGTGCTAAGTATTTCGGTCTTAAAGCTAATACAGTCATCAGGTGGCTCGATAACGGTATGCCTGTAATTGAACTGCTGATAGACCCAGATAGAAACCGAGTGGAAATTGAAAAGCAAAGTAAGCTAAATGGCTTTGAATTATTTACGATTAAGGAGTG